TATTATTTAGAAGTCATTTGGAATAAAGCTAGAAACAACTTTGAGCTATTACATTTTCCTTACAACAATTTACGTAAGGCAAAAGATGCGGATGGCTATTGGTATTCAAAAGACTGGTCCAAACAAAAGCAAAGTCCTGAAGAAACTGATTTAGAATACATCCCTTTATTTGATCCAGAAAAACCAACAGGCAGACAAATATTTGTTTCAAAAGAATATAGACCTGATTTAGATGCTTATCCATTGCCTGATTATGTGGCTTCGGCTGTATATGCAGAAGTAGATGTTGAGTTGTCTAATTATCGTTTAAATGCGATTAAGAGTGCTTTTAATGCAGGTACTATTCTTAATTTCTCAAATGGTAGACCAACTGAAGAAGAAAAAGAAGAAATCGAAGCAAGGCTAAAAGAGAAATTTACAGGCACAGATAGAGCAAACAGTTTACTAATTACATTTAGTGGCAACAAAGATTCTGCGCCTACAATTGAACATTTAACGCCTCAAAATGTAGATGCACAATTGACTGAGTTAAACGACCAAGTAATACAAGAATTAATTATAGGGCATCACATTCCTAATCCAATGTTAGTTGGAATTAAAACAGCAGGAGAGTTAGGAACTAAAGACCAAATAAATGATAGTTATGAGTTGTATAAGAATACTTATATTATTCCTAATCAAAAAGAAATAGAGAAAGACTTTAACTACTTACTTAAATTAAAAGGATTCTCAAATCGTATTTATTTAAAAGAATTAGATCCTATCGAAGAGCAGTTACCTATTGAAGAAAAAATTAAGGTAATGACTAAAAATGAGGTTAGAGAAATGTACGGTTTGCCTCCATTAGAAGAAGAAGTTAAGCCAATTATTTCAAGTGCCATTCATAGATTTGAAGACCAAGTATGTGAACATTCTTTTGCCTCAGAAAGTGAAATTGATGAAGTAATTGAAATCTTTAAAATGTTTGGCGATGATAGAGAAAACTATGAGGTTATAGAGCAAAAGTTTATGAACGAAGAAAATCGTTTTGATTTTGCAGTTGATATTTCTCCGTTAAGTAAACAAATTAAAAGAGACATTGTTGGCTTATTAGATAAAGACCCATTAATGGATAACAAGACGATTGCAGATACTTTAAGAATAAAAGAAGATAGAGTTTCAGACTTAATCAATGACATGGTTAAAGAAGAACTAATTAAGGTTAAAGAGACAAATGCAGGTGGTCAAAAAAAAGATGTAAGAGTACCAACAATAGAAGCTATCAGAACATCAAATAGATTAGGCACAGATACCGAAGATTACAAAATAATGTACACTTACGAATGGAGGTCAGGAGTTAAACCTGACAAAAGAAATTCTCGTGAGTTCTGTGTTAAGCTATTAGATGCAAATAAAATGTATTCTAGAGCGCAAATAGAACAGATTAGTAAGATAGTTGGTTATGATGTTTGGAATTATCGTGGTGGTTGGTGGACTAGAAAAGGCGGACAAACAAGAACACCTTTTTGCAGACATATTTGGAGTGCTAACGTTGTAAAAATAAAAAAATAATGGCAACAGTATTATTATTAACAGCAACATACATTAAGGATTACACATTTGTTGATCCTAATGTAGATGAAAAATATCTTAGAATTTCTATTGAAGAAGCTCAAAAGATTCACATTAGAAATTATATTGGTTCGGGTTTATATGATGAAATAATAAGCCAAGTAAGCACAAATACATTATCGGCTTTAAATACAACCTTATTAGACAATTATATTATTCCTGCTCTTAAATGGTGGGTAATGGTTGAAGCTGCACCCTTTTTAACTTATAAGGTAACAAATAAGAACATTGTAAAAAAGAACAGCGACAACAGTACGGGAGTTGATTTTAATGAGTTAAATTCTTTTATGAATTTAGTTACTGACAAAGCACAATACCATACTAAAAGATTAATTGATTATTTATTTGAGTATTCGGACCAATACCCTCTTTATGATAACCCTGGCGATGGCTTTGATACTATTTATCCACAAGGGTATTCTTACGAAGAAAGTATTTATTTAGGTCGTAATCGTTCAGTATTTAGCTATGAAGAAAAATTCGAAAAAAGAAAACGTTACTAATAAAAAGAGTGGTTATAAACTCTTTAATAAAATTGAAATATTAAAAAAATTTTTGAATGATAACGTTAAACCAAGTAATAAAAAATCTAAATAATATTGCAAACGCTCATTATCAAATCAATTCTTTTGGTAATGGTAGTGTTATAGAGTTCGCAACAAGCGGAATAACTGAATATCCTGCAATGTGGGTAGATTATGAACCACCTGTATTACAAGGGAATGCCTATACTCATGTTTTGCGTATCTATGTAATGGATAGATTGATTAAAGGCAAACAAAACGAGTTAGAACTATTCAGCGACATTCAGCAAATATGTTTAGATATTATTGCACAGCTTAACTCAACTATTTATGGTTGGAAATTAGTAAGTGATAATGTTACTTTAAATCCTTTTAGTGAACCTAGATTTGATGATGAAGATGCAGGTTATTACTTTGATATAAATCTAAAAGTACCTTTTACTTATGATAGATGCCAAATACCATTTGATTCAACTATAACGAACGCAGGAACATCAAACCTAGTTACTATTGTAAATCAAAATGGAACTGTTATAACGACTTTAAAAGGCGGTGAAACTTATACGGTGATACAGGTTAGTGGAATAGATGGAGGGGCTTCAAATACAACTTATACAAATACGATAATACAAGCATGAGTACAATAACAGCACAGATACAACTTAGAAGAGATACTTCTGCAAATTGGACTTCAAACAATCCTATTTTATTAGCAGGTGAAATGGCTTTGAGTACAGATGTACTTTATTCAGGAACAGACCAACCACGTTATAAGATAGGCAATGGAGTTGATACATGGTTAAATTTAGACTATGTGCCTGAAGGTGGAACATCATCATATCCTGAAAACTTATTTTTAACAGTTGTAAATAAAACTGGAGATAATCTTTTAGCAACAGGTTACAAAGTTTTAAAAGTTCAAGATGCGCAAGGACAAAGATTAGCAGTTGATTATGCATTAGCAGATAGCAACGGAAACTCAACAGATACAATTGGCGTTGTTTATGAAAATATAAACAATAATCAAAGCGGTAGAATAGTTGTAATTGGTGAGTTAAGCGGATTAAACACAACGGGAAGTTTGCAAGGTGAAACATGGAACGATGGGGATGTACTTTATCTTAGTTCATCAACACCTGGAAATCTTACAAAAGTACAACCGATTGCTCCAAATCATTTAGTTGTTGTTGGCTATGTTGTTTACGCTCATGCAAACCAAGGTAAAATATATTGTAAGGTACAAAACGGGTGGGAAATCGGGGAGCTTCATGATTGCTACTTGCCAAGTCCTAATAACAATGACGGAATATTTTGGAACTCAACTACTACTCGTTATGAGAATAAAAGCATTACAACTGTTTTAGGCTACACCCCTTATTATACTTTAGACAAAAATAATGTTAACGTTTCTTTAACAGGAACAACTACAGAAACTATTTTAGATTCATCGTTAATTACTGGCGGCACAATAGAAGCGAATGATAGAATAATTATTAATGTTCGAGCTTTACCAACTGGTGTTAGTGGAAATAAAACATTAAAGGTTTATGCAAATGATACATTAACTTTAACAGGAGCAACCTTAATAGCTACTTACACATTTACAACAACATCTGTTTTATTTGTTAGAAATATTGTTTTTAAAAATAGTGTAAGCTCACAAAACGTAATTACACCATCAGCATCGGCAGCTTCAGATGTTCAAAGCTCTTTTACAAGCGGCAATTTTTCAACGTTAAGTATAAATTTTGCAACTAATAAATACATTATTTTAAGCGGACAGTTAACTGTAGGAACAGATACTATCACAATAAATGATTCATATTTAAACTTAGTAAGATGATAATAATTAAAGCAATAAATAATGGCGAATTTATAGAGCCTGAAAGGACTTTAACGATTGAAGAAAAAGCAACCGTTACATCAGCAATTTGTAATGGTATAGAATATATTTATTACCAAGGTGATGAACCTTTACAAGTAGAATAAAATTTGGTACTTTAAAAAATAAACAACATGGCAAACGCATTAAGACTAACAGCAAATGGTGGATGTGAGTATATTGATAACACAGTAGCAAGAACAGGCAAGAAATATTACTGCTTTATTGTTCAAGCTGATACAGTTGTAGCTACATTAACAGGTGGCTTTGCTCCTGATACTACAACTAACTATTTAACATCAATTGGGTTAAGTGGTAAAACATTAAAACAAGGTGCAATTATTTATGCTCCTGGTGATGCTGTTTTTACTAATTTGACTTTGACATCAGGTTCAATTATAGCTTATTCAGAATGAGACTAAGTTTGGGTATAACACCTAGAAGCTATGTACCATTAGGAGGTGCTTCAACAGATGCAGATGCACAAGCTTTTATTACTGCTGCTGGAATAACAGATGCGACTCAAAAAAGTGCAGTTAATCAACTTGTTTTAGATTTAAAAAGTGCTAACATTTGGACTAAAATGAAAGCTATCTATCCTATTGTTGGAGGAACAGCATCAACTCACAAATGGAACTTAAAAGATCCGCGCGATCTCGATGTTGCGTTTACATTAACTTTTGCTACTGGTTGGACTCACGCATCAACAGGAATGACTCCAAATGGTGCTACTTATGCTAATACTTTTTTAGTTCCAAGTTCTGCAATTACATTAAATTCTGTTCATATCAGTTATTATTCAAGAACAAATATAACACCTGCTGCATCTACTGATATTGGTTCATGGACAAACACATCAACTAATTATACGTTACTAGCGTTAGGAACAACTTTAGGTTCTTATGCTGGTTTGCAGCAAACATCATTTAGTGATTATCCTGTTTTTACTGATGCTGACTCTCGTGGCTATTATATAGCAACAAGAACTTCATCATCATTATCAAGTATATATAAAAATGGTTTATTAAAAGACACAAGCGCACAGGCTTCTACTGGGAATGGTAGTAATAGTTTTTATATTGGTAGCGGAAATGGTAATACCCCAAATTACTCAACTAAACAATGCGCCTTTTCATCAATAGGCGATGGATTAACAGATACAGAAGCGGCAAATTTAACAACAGCGGTTCAAAATTACCAAACAACTTTAGGGAGGCAAGTATAATGGAGGGCAGAATAGTAACAAACCAACAAGCAAATGACTTACAAGGGGTATTCATTGATGCTGATACATTTTTTAATTTTGTACAAGATATAAACGGAGTTTACTTTTTATTTCTAAGTGAGCAAGATGAAATTGATGTGGCGAAAACGGAATACTCTTATTTATTAGATATTCCATTAAGTCCTTATACACCACCACCAACACCACCAATACCATGAAAGAAACTTTAGAACTTATAAAGAAATATGGTGCAACTGCTGTTTTAGTTTTATGGCTATGGCATACGCACAACAGAGTTGCTAACTTAGAACAAAAGCTTTTTAATTGTTTGGAGCGTGATAGATACGAACAATTCTATATTAGACCAAACGAAGCTATATTACCTAAAAAGATAGAAGATGAAACTAAAAGTAGTTAGAGAAATAAAAACCGATATTAGTACAATTGGAAGGCTTTTCGTAAATGAAAAGTTTTTCTGTTATACACTTGAAGATAAAGATAGGGGATTGAAACAAACAGATAGTCTTTTATTTATTAATACTAAAAAAATATTTGGAGTTACTGCTATTCCTTCAGGGAATTATGAGTTAATAGTTAACCTTAGTCCTAAATTTAAAAGGATGTTACCTCGTATTCTTAATATAAAAGGATTTGACGGGGTTTTAATGCATAGAGGGAACTCGGCGGACCATTCGCTCGGCTGTATTTTAATAGGCTACCAAAAAGGCGAGAATGCGATATTCGATAGCACAAAAGCTGAGAATGATTTGGTTAATCTTTTGCTATTGCACAAAGATGAAAAACACTCCTTAGAAATAATTTAAATCAAAAAAGCCTCTCATTTCTGAAAGGCTTCGTTGTTCAAAGAATATTATTTTTTATGAAAAGAACGTATGCAAATATAATAAAAAATCTTTATGCCAAACTTTCTAAATAAAATATTTTCTGGTGGAGCTGGGCAAGTTGTTGAATCAGTAGCCAATGTAGTAGACAAATTTGTTCAGACTAAAGAAGAGAAAGATGCTGCTAACTTAGAGCTTCAAAAAGTGATTAATAGTCATTTAGAGGTAATGGAGCAAGAAGCTACTAAACAGTTAGAAGTACAGCAGAAAGAAATGGATAGCGCACGTAATCGTGAAATACAAATAGCAACAGCAGATAAAGCACCATTATTAAATAAGATAATTACACCTATTTTAGCATTATCAGTTATTGCTTTAACCTTTGTTTTATTTTATATTCTAATGTTTAAGCCAGTAGGAGCTGAAAAAGACATTATTATTTATGTTTTAGGCGTATTAAGTGCTGTATGTACTCAAGTAATTTCTTATTATTTCGGGAGTTCTCAAGGTTCTGCCCAAAAACAAACACAAATCGACAAGATGATTAAGTAAAATTTTACCATTGATTTTCAAGTAGTTAGCAATTATTATAAAAAATAGTTGCTTTTTTTTGTTGTTTATATTTAAAAATGCTTTATATTTGCTTAATAATTAAAAACAAAGAATATGAAAGCGCACGAAATAATAAAAAAAATTAACCCTTCAAATTTAGTTTACAAAGCTTCTTATTATTATAAAATAGATGATATAACAGTAAGAGTAAGTAACCATTTACCAAAGGCTTACAATTGGGATGAAAATAATAATGGAGATAAGGCATTATTTATTTTTACAGATGAAATAGGAATGACAGAAATGCAAATAGAAAAATATTTAGAAAATGAATTTTCTGACATTTCCTTTCAATATGCTATTATTGATGATTTAGAAAACATTGGAGTAATTAATTATTTATCAAATCAACTATAAAAACAACAATTAAAAAAAAAGAACATGAAAGTAACAATTGAACGCAAGGAAAAAGTTGAAGTAGAAGTAAACTTACCTTTATTTACAAAAGACAAGTACTATTATTACATGATAGAAGAAAACAGAACTACAACTGTTTTGTATCACAAAGATGAGGTATCAATTCAAATGGTTAGCTATACAATGCAATTTCCATGTGCCTATGAGCAAATTGATAGTGAAGAATTTTTTAATGTATTAACACTTGCTAAAACTGAATTGCCATGTTAAATGATGAACTAAACTACTGGGAAAGCTACATTTACGATAAATTAGATGAGTATAATGCAGCTAACAATACTAAAGCTGATTTAGGCTTGTGGTATCTTGAGATGTTTATCAATGAAGAGTACACCACATTCGCATTAAACTTCTTAAATGATAAATGTGATAGGATAGGCAGCCACATAATAAAGCAAAGTATGAATCAGTATGAACTTGATTTTATAGCAAGTCTTGATAACGAATTAAACAAACTATATAAACAAATATGAAAATACCCAAACACATCAAAGACACAATAGATGAGTATTACTCATTCGGAGACCAAACTAAGTTAAAAAGGTTTGCCGATAAAAAAGGAAAGAAATTCAGCCTTGTAACTATTCACAAGGCATTTAAGTCAGGCGAATGTAGTGATGATTTACTGGACCTAATCAACGAATTTTATAAACAAAAAACTGCTAAATATGGAAACTAAAATGTACATGGAAAATATTCCAAAAGTTCAAATCAATAGGTTAATTAGAATATCTGAAATAGAAAAAGAATTAATTGAAGTTTGCGAGAAACTTGCAGATGCCGAAGAAGATATAAATTTTGAGTTAACTGATAAATATATTTCACTAAAAAAACAAATGGATATTTTAACTGATAATTATTTGTCTTATAATTTGATTTAAAATTAATTATTATTATATTTGTAAAAAGTTTATAACTATGAAAAAAACACAGAAACAAGCAGTACTGGATGCCTTACTAAGTGGCATCGCGGTAAATGGTTCTAATGCGTACGCCATTACAAAAAAAGAATGCAATCAGGGAACTCTTAACCTTCATAAGTTAATTGCAATGATCCGCAAATTAGGATATTCAGTTAATGAGCAATGGTTAAGAAACGAAAAAACAAAAAGCAACTACAAGCAATTTACAATCACCAACAAAAAACAAAAACATGGAAACTAAGAACAATTCAGGAGCAATCTTTAAGAATGCTAAAAAATCAAATGAAAAACAACCTGACTATAGAGGAACGGTAAACGTAAATGGTAAAGAAATGGAAATATCATTATGGTTAAAAGAAAGTCAAAAAGGTGTTAAGTATTTCAGCGCAGCATTTCAAGAACCATTTAAAAAAGAGAATGAGACAAAGACTTACTCAAACGAAACAAAGTACACTCCTAAAATAGAAGATGATGGGCTGCCATTTTAGTCTATTCACTACAAAAAAGTAAAAATAAAAAGAATTAAATCAATCTATTATGAAAACGAACGAACAATTATCATTAACTCAAAGATTACTTGAATTTCAAAAGCAAATTAATGTAATTAAAAAAGATGCAAAAAATCCACATTTTAAAAATACCTACGCTACATTAAAGCAAGTATTAAGTGAAGTTAAACCAATACTTAGCGAGGTTGGTTTATTAATTACTCAGCCAATAGATGAACGTGGAATAGGTACTGTTATCACAGATGGCAAAGATTCAATTGTATCTTTTATTCCTATGCCTAATGGATTACAACCTCAGCAATTAGGTAGTGCAATTTCTTATTTTCGCAGATATACCATTTGCTCACTTTTATCTTTAGAAATTGATGATGATGATGCAAATACTACAAATAAACCATTTGCTACTAAGGAAAATATCTTGAAAGCAAAACAAGGTGGTAATTCATTAAATAAGGTTAGAGAATATTATACAGTAACAAAAGAAATGGAGGCATACTATGAATCTTTATCAAATTAAAAACGAATACTTAACCCTTGCTTCACAACTGGAGCAAGGGGAATTAACTCCTGAAATTGAACAGCAATTGCAAATCAATGAGGAACAATTAAAAGAAAAAGCAATAAACTATGGTTATGTTATTAGATCATTTGAATATGATAATGATGTAATAGATGCTGAAATTAAAAGATTAAAACAATTAAAAGAGCAAAAAGAAAATGCAATTGATAAATTAAAAAATGCTGTTTCAGATGCTATGCAATTGTACGGAATAGAAAAAATTGATTCACCTACTTTAAAACTATCTTTTAGAAAATCAGAAAGTATTGAAGTATCTGATAATTTAGATAAAAAGTATTTTATTGAAAAGACTACTTTGCAACCTGATAAAAATGCAATAAAACAAGCTATAAAAGATGGTCAGCAAATACAAGGAGCAGTATTAGTTATTAATTATAATATACAAATCAAATAACATGGAAAATAAAACAGCGGTAGAATGGTTAAATAGTGAAATAGAACGATTAACTACAGCATCAGGAATACACATGAGTTGGCAAATGATGGACTCACTAATTAATGAAGCTAAAGAAAAAGAAAAAAAACAATTTGTTTATTTCTTTATGTGGTTTAGAGATAATGGAGAGAAATATATAGGATTAAGTATTGAGCAATTTGTTGAGGAATTTTACAAACAAAAATTTAAATAACATGGAAAAAGTACTAACAATTGAAGAAGCAAAGATTGAGTTTGAATCTCACATGCTTATAGCCTTATTTAAAGCAGCAGTTGAGCAGTCAACATTACTTACTGGCAAATACAAACAAAGAATGAAACAAGACTTCAATAGGTGGCAAAAAATAGGATTTATGTTTGTTGAAGAATTGGAAAAAAAGAACATGATACATGGAGAATATATGAATAAGCTATCTGATATTTATCACAATGTTAATTCAGGAATGCGTGATGAATTTTATAAAGGTTTGGAATAATACCACGCTTTATTAAGATACCCCCCCCTATATACTTGCATATGTAATTTTTTTAAAAAGATTTTTTTTGTAAAAATTTGGCAAAATAAAGCGTGAAAGCGTGGAAACCTTATTAATAAGGAGTTTTAATAAAATTAAAAGCGTGTTGAAAGCGGGGTAAAGCGGGGTAAAATATTTTAACATATTTTTTTTGTTTTTATAAATAATATTTTTATATATTTGCAGAACACAACAACGACCATGATTACGAAATTTAACTTTTACCCTCTACTTTGTTTAGCTTTTACTTGGTCGTTGAGCTTACATTGTAGGGGGTATATCTTTTTATGAAAGTAACAATATTTAAAAATATAAAGGAAACTTCAACTCCATTTATTCGTGATGTTGATTTTATTCTAAATAGGATTAGGAATGGTAATTCTAAAGATTTGATTAATCAAATTAGAAAAGAAACTAAT